GGCGCGCGGCACGTGGTGCGCGAGATCGGGGCTGGGCTGTGAGCGGGCACCCTGACGCTGATCTGCTCGACGAGTGGCACCACGGCGACACGGTGACGGACGACGAAGGGCCCGAGGACGAGGACGACGACGAGGAAGAGGAGGAAGAGGGATGATCGCCGACAACACGCGGATCGAGTTGCTCGCGTCCGCCATGCTCCGTGGCTACGTCGTGCGCTACCCGTCCGAGGACTTCGAGGTCGAGGCGCTTGAGCGGGAGTTCTGCGTCCCGATTCGCAACCCGGAGACGGGCTCCGAGTCCCGCACGTTCACGCTGGCCGGCAAGGTGGACGGCCTCGTCCGCCGCGCCGGGAAGCTGTGGCTGGTCGAGCACAAGACGGCGGCGGCCGTGGATGGCGCCTACATCGAGCGGCTCTGGATGGACTTCCAGACGGTGCTCTACTCCTGGGCTATCGAGCAGACCACGGGTGAGCCGGTCGAGGGCGTGCTCTACAACGTGATCGCCAAGGCGGCGATCCGCCCCTACGAGGTCAACAAGACCCGCAAGGAGGCCGAGACGCCGGACGAGTTCGCGGCGAGGCTCGCCGACTGGTACGCGAAGCCCTGGGACTTCCACCGCGAGGAGCTGTTGATCTCGCCGGCGCGGTTCGACTCGCTGAAGGCCGAACTGTGGGAGTTGACCCAGGCCTTGCTGGACGCCAAGCGCCGCGACGTCTGGTACCAGAACCCGTCGCAATGCTTCCAGTGGGGCCACGCCTGCGGCTACTGGCCGATCTGCCGCAGCTGCGACAATCCCAACGTGGTGGACAACGACTACCACCACGAGGCGCCGCACTCCGAGCTTGACCCCGTGGCCGAGGCCACGAACGGCAACGGGAACGGCAAGCGCCGCACGACCTACTCCATGTGGTCGTCGTTCCGCGACTGCAGGCGCCGCTACTACTGGCGGCACGAACGGCAGATCGTGCCGAACGGCCCGACCGACGAGAAGCTGTTTCTCGGGTCCGTGGTCCACGCGGCCCTCGCCAAGTGGCACACGACCCGCGATCTGACCGAGACCATGGGAGTGATCGGCGCCGCAGTGAACGGCGCCAAGGACAAGCCGCTCGCGTTCTGAGCGGTGGAGGGAGGAAGGACCATGACCGTGAAGTTGCCGACCGAGAAGACGCACCCGAAGACCGATCTGGTGGACCTGAGCTTGCTGATCTACGGCCCGCCGAAGATCGGGAAGTCCACCCTGTGCAGCCACGCCGACGGGGCCCTGTTCCTGGCGACGGAACCGGGACTCAACAGCCTGGACGTGTTCCAGATCCCGATCAGCTCCTGGGAGGAGATGACCGAGGCGCTGGCGATGATCGCCGCCGGTAGGCACGACTTCCGCACCATCGTGATCGACACGGTGGACAACGCCTACCGGTTCTGCGAGGAGTTCGTCTGCAAGCGCCTCAAGATCGACCACCCCTCCGATGCCGACTACGGCAAGGGGTTCAGCGCGGTCAACTCCGAGTTCATCCGCGTCCTGACCAAGCTGGGGGCCCTCCCCTACGGGCTGATCCTGACCTCCCACGCGAAGGAGAAGGAGGTCACCACCCGCACCGGGAAGACGACCAAGATCGGACCGACCCTGCCGGACAGCGCCTGCAAGATCGTCAAGGGCTTCGCGGACTGCATCCTGTTCTGCGACGTGGAGGAAGAGGTTGGCGCCGAGGGGCGGCGAACCTACCGCCGCGTCATCCGCACCAGGCCCACGACCCACTACGAGGCCGGGGACCGCACCGGCCGGCTGCCCGAGACGCTCCCGCTCGACTACCACTCGGTCGTCGAGGCCATCCGGGGCACGAACGGGAAGGGCGCCCGCACCGAGGGCGCCACGGACGAGACCGCCATGCCCGCGGCGCAGCCCGCAAGCGCCCGCAAGCGCGAACCCAAGCCCGGGGCCACCGCCCCGGCGGCGGCGTAGGAGGGAACGGCGATGACGTTCGACCCTGATCGTGGACACGGCAGCAACGGCAACGGCAGCGACAGCGACATCGAGGCGGCCCTGGACGAGCTGGACGAGGCCTACCGCAAGGCGGCCATCCCGACGAACGACCGCTCGCCGGTGCCCGACGGCAAGTACCAGGCGCGCGTCGAGCGGTGCTGCCTGGAGATGGACAACCAGGGGACGCCCCGGCTCAAGTGGGAGCTGGTGATCGTCGTCGGTCCGCAGGCCAAGCGGCACCTGTTCCGCACGGTGCCGCTGCTGCCGGACTGGATGGGGACGATGAAGTCCGACCTGGCGCGCGCCGGCGCCACGCCGCCCGAGACGCTCCGGGGCGTCAAGGCGCTGGTGGACTCGGGCCAGCTCCTGGACGTGGTGCTCGAGGTACAGGCCAAGACCTCGACCAAGAACGGCAAGACGTACCAGAACATCTACATCAACGGGCACGGCGGGCGGCCGCCGGCCGAGACCAGCCGCGGCAACGGAGACGGGGCCCGGCCCGCGGCGCGCGACGACGGACCGCCGCCGCCGGACGACGGCGATCTGCCGTTCTGACGGGGATGGTCATGCGCGACATCCCCACATTTCTGGTCGCCGTCCGCCACCAGGGCCGCAGTGGTGAGTCCCTGGCGACTGTCCCTGGCTCGTCCACGCGGCTCCTGTCCACGGCTGACCAAGCCGAGGCTGCCCACTGGGCGAAGGCCATGTCGGGCCGGGTGCTGCGCGTGGTGGTGAGCGTGGAGGCGACGGCACCCGCCACGGCAGTCGCCACGGGGTAGGCCGTACCGCGGCCGGCGGCGGATGGTCCGCTGTTCGGTCGCTCGGGGCTGCGTGGAGGGTAGAGGTCGCCGGGCCTCGACCGCACCGACACCACGCAGCCCTTTCGCCGCGCGGGGCTCAAGGCCCGTCCGGTTCACAGCCGGGGCGCGGCGCTGAGGGAGGACCTGGAATGGCGGTCCGACTACTTGGGATCGATACCGGATGGGTTGCGACCGGCTTTGCGCTGGTGGACTGGTGCTGCGGCACGCCAACCACGATCCAGGCGGCGCGCACCTGTCACACGGAGCCCACGCCGAAGCAGCGCCGAGAGTCCGAGGTGATCGACCACCAGCGGCGCATGGGCGAGATCAGCCGCGCGACCGACTCGGCGCTGGCCGACTTCCACCCGGACATGGTCGTGGTCGAGGCGCTGTCACTCGGAGCCCCGAACGTTCGCAGCCTGGTTGTCCAGGCCCTGGGCTACGCGGCGGTGATGTGCTCCTGCATCCGCGCCGGGGTTGCCGTCCGGCAGGTGGCTCCGGCAGACGTGCGGCGCGCCCTTGACGTCCAGCCGAGGAAGGGCTGGACGCAGGAGCAGAAGAAGGCGGCGGTCAAGGCGGCCGTGCTGCGGTACGTGCTGGCGCCGTCCTGTGCGACCGAGCACGAGTGGGACGCGGCTGCTGCGGCGCTGGCGTGTCTCGTGCCGACGCCGCTCGACCTGGTGCTCGCTGTGCAAGCTGGGAGGGCGGCGTCGTGAGGCTGGACGAGTCCATCTGCCTGTTGATCGGCTTGGCCTGCCTGGCCGGCATGGCCGCCATCCTTGCCGCGTGGGGGTGGCTGTGACGCCTGCAGACCTAGCAGCCGCGTGCGAATCTGCGGCCCGCTACTGGGCGCGCCGTGGTGGTCGTCGCTGGCGCGAGGTTCTGGGCTACGCGGCGATCCGGGCGCTCGAGATGCCACCCGGCTCAAGCGACGTGCGCGTCCGCTGTGCGGCGCGGTTCGGCGCAAGGGACGGGGTCCGAGACCTCCAGTGCCACGCGCTGGCCACCAGTGAAGTGCTGACGGCCAGACCGCCGAATACGGAATGGGAGGTCGGCTTGCGGGAGGTGCTTCGTAGGATGCGGCCGCTGGACGCGCTTGCGGCGCTTGAGGCGGCCGATGGTGCCGACGGTGCGGAGACTGGCGCGGCGTGTCGTCGCTCGCGCATCACCGGCTGGCGAGTCAACGCGAGGGCGCTTGCGGTCGCACGCGGGGCTGCGGGGGCTGTTGAGAGGGTCGAGGGGAGGCAAGTGGAGATGTGGAGATGAAGATCACCCACCTGCTCTACGCCGAGGTGCAAGACGACGCGCCGCAGTGCTGCGGGATGTGTCCCGAGCTATTCGCGGGTCAGCCGGTGATGTGCCTGCGATTCGGGGACAAGGAGTGTGTGCGGCTGGACAGGGACGACAAGGGGAGGATTGAACGGTGCCGGGAGTGCGTGCTTGCAGCCGAGCGGTGTAGGGCGGCGGTTGAGTGCATGACAGTGCGGGAGGTGCCACGATGAGCCGAGCGTCAGCACAGGTTTACAAGGACGGGAAGCTTGTGGCAATCGGAATCTACTGCGGCACGTCCGACGTGCTCTACACTGGCCTTTGCCACTCGGCTCATGTGGCGTTCGACACCTACCGTACCGGCGGCATGGATCGCAAGTGTACCTGCGGAAAGCCGCCGACCAAGGTCATCGTCTACAGCGACTACGGCGGCGGTTTCTGGTGGGAGTCAGAGGCGTGCCTCAACTGCATGGCGGTCACGGGAGAACTTGACCCGCTCGGCGGCAGCGATCCGTACTACGAGGAGGAGCGCGAGCACCACTACACGAACGGGCAACCGCCGTGCTTCGTTGACCAGTGGGAGGTGCCGCGTTGACCATCCACACCGCGATCCGCAGGGCGAGAGCTGCTTGCGAGACGATGCGGCCGAGGATGCCCGAGGACGTTGGGTGGCCTGCGCCGTACTGGCTGTTCGGCTGCTACCTGTCAGACAAGGACGGGCTTCCGGCCTACGGTGGTGGCGTCTGGTATCCGGGCGGGCGAAGGAGTTCGCGATGCGGGAGGTAGTTGACATGGGTTCAGGTATGCGCTATGGGGTTGGACGTGGGACCGTCGAGCTACCTCGTTCGCCCTTGGGTGTCGTCCGCTGGACCGTGGCCTCGTGGCTCGACGGTCCCACAACCCCGACCACACGGTCACGGTTCAGCGCACGGCGCCCGAGGAGCACCACCTAATGCCTCGCCGTTCTCTCGCCGAGGAGTGCCGCACTTCCCGCACGCGCGCCCGCCTGTCCGCGGAGGCCGAGTGCCTGCTCGACCGCCTGATCACCGTCGCCGACGACTTCGGGATTTTTGAGGCCGACCCCGAGGTCATCGCAGCGCAGGCCTTCACGCGCCGGCCGGCGTGGTTCACCGGGACCGACCACGCCGCTCGACTCCTGGCCGAGTTGACGCGGACAGGGCCAGACGGAGACCCGCCGCCGGTGCTGCTCTACCGCTCCGGATCCGTGTCCTATGGATACTTCCGGACGGAAAGCTGGGCCAAGTTCCAGGGTTGGCCTCGTGCCAAACGGTCGCGGCACCCGCTACCTTGTCCTACACACTGCGACATTTTGCGCGCACTTGCACGCGAACGCGCGCAGACGCGCGCAGACGCGCGCACTTGCTCCGGGGATTGCTCCACAGGATCCGGTTTTGGCTCGCCCTCGCCCTCGCCCTCGCCCTCGCCCTCGCCCTCGCCCTCGCCCTCGCCCTCGCCCTCGGGTCCGGCGCCAGTAGGATCGATGGCACCGGCGGCGGAGGGCACCGGCCTGTCCGGCGTCATCGCCCGCGAGTGGGTTGGGGTGCTGGCCGAGAAAGGGGTGTCGGCCATCCCGGACCAGACAGGCGGCGGCGTGGCCGAGGAACACCTGCGCCACTTGGAACCCGACAAGCGCCTCGCCGTGCTCAGGGCCTTCCGCGACGACGCCGACCCCTGGGTGGTGAAGCACAGGCAACTCCGCTTCCTGGACGCCGGACGGGTCAACGGCTACCTCGTCGCCGCAGCCGAGCCCGCCTTCCGCGTGCCAAACTTCATGCCGTACGAGTGGCAAAGGGTGGTGCCCGACGAACCGCCGCCCGGGTGGGTGGAGCCTCCACCGACGCCGCCCCGGGCCCCACGAAAGCCGGTGCCGCGTGGATGACAACCGCTCCGTCCTGGCGCGAGTGCCCCCGCACTCCGAGGCAGCCGAAGCGGCCGTCCTTGGGGCCATCTTCCAGGATGACCAGTGCCTTCCATTTGTCCGCGCCGTGATCGGCCCGGAGCACGTCTACGTCGAGGCGCACCGGGCGATCTTTGAGGCCATGGCCGAGTTGCACGCGGCCGGTACGCGGATCGATGCCGTGACCCTGGTCGACCGCCTCAAGACCCGGGGGCAGCTCGAGCGCATCGGAGGCGCCTCGTACCTGACGTGGCTTCAGGACGCCATCCCAGGTGGCCAGTCCTACGTCGAGGCACAGGCGGCCATCGTGCGCCGCGACGCTGGCCTTCGGGACGCCATCCTCCTGGCCGCCCGTGTCCAGGCCGCAGCCTCAGAGCCCGGTGCCGACCTGACGGCGATCTCCGGGATGCTGTCCCAGGGGTCCGCGGCGATCCTCCCCCGATTGCCGACCCGCCGCCCCGGGGACATCCTGCGGGCGCAGATGGCCGCCGAGCCAGGGCGCCAGATCCGGTTCCACATGGCCGGGACGGACGGCGCCGGTGGCGTGGTGGACTTCGGGGACACGCTCGGGTGGTTCAGCCCTGGGCAGAAGTGCATCGTGGGGGCCCGCACCTCCGAGGGCAAGACCGCCCTCCTGCGGATGTTCTGGCTGGCCTGCGGTGTGGTCGGCACACCGGCGGCGTACCTGTCGCTCGAGGACAGCGACGACGAGATCGTCGGCGGGGCGGCCGGCGCAGCGTCCTGGCTCTCCACACGGCCGATTCTGTCGCACCACTGGGGCGATTCGTCGCGCCGAGAGGGCGAGAGGATCGCAACGTGGCTCGACAGGCTGCCACTGTCGGTGTCGTACTACTCGACGCCGACCATCGAAGAGGCCGTGGCTGCGATCCGTTGGCAGGTCGCGCACGAGCACGCGCGCGTGGTGATCGTGGACTACCTCCAGAAGATCCGCGGCGGCGACGGGCGCGAGGGCCGCGTGTCGTACCTGGGCCGCGCGTTGGCCGAGATGAGCCGCGCAGTCCGCGGCGAGGCCGTGCTCGTGGTTGGATCGCAGCTCCGGCGCGCACCGACCGGGGCGGCGAAGGACCGGGCGCCGGCGAAGGACGACCTGCGAGACAGCGGGGAGATCGAAGATGACGCCAAAACAGTGATCCTGCTGCGTCGCGTCGGCGACGACGACCGAGACAACCACGGCCCGTCGAAGCGGCACATCGTACTCGACGTGGCGAAGAACAAGCTGGGGCCGACCGGCGAGATCCCGGCGACGCTCTGGCTCCGGCACACGAGCCTATGGCCCGGCGCCAGGCGCCCCGCGTTCGACCTGTCGGCGGGGCCCGTGCCGCCGCCGGAGGACCACTGGGACGAGCAGGACGAGGTGCCGGAGTGGGTGCAGGGCGAGCTGGCGACCGGTGAGCCAGCCGAGCTCGACGCGCCGTTCTGAGGAGGACACCATGAGCGCAGTTTGCCCGGCCTGTGGACGAGACGGAGCAGAACACGCGGCACGCGGCCAGCGAGGTCTGGAGCAGCCGCACCCACACGCCTGGAAGGTGGCCGGGGACGTGGACACCAGGACCAGCCTGTGGCGCTGCCTGTCGTGTGGGGCAACCGTGCGCGTGCCCGTGGGCGCGCGAGGTGAGACGCTGAGGGGCTACCTGCGGCCGGCGGGGGAGTGCCCGGGGCTGAGGGATTGAAACGCGCGCCCTCGACGGCGCGATAGGTGGGTGATGAGCGAAGATAGTCTGTGCATCCTTATCGCGTTCGCAATCATGTGGATTCCTCCATGGGTAGTGATGGGCGTCGCTCTGTGGAGGTCGTAGTGTCACTGGTGGACAACACGCTTTTTGGAATGGTGGACAAGGTTGCGGTCGCAATCGAGCGGCTGCGACAGTTCTGCCCACCTGAGGGGTACTTCCTCGCCTACTCAGGCGGGAAGGATTCGACGGTCCTGCTTGAGCTTGCACGGCGCAGCGGCGTCAAGTTCGACGCGCACTATCACGCGACGACCATCGATCCGCCAGAGCTTGTGCGGTTCGTTCGCCAGCAACCCGACGTGACGATTGACTGGCCGAAGAAGCCGTTTCTTGCGCGGCTTGTCGAGAAGGGGATGCCGTTGCGGCACCGCCGATGGTGTTGCGCTGAATACAAGGAGGTGGGCGGTGCAGGCCGCATCATCGCCACCGGCATCCGGGCAGCGGAGTCCGCGCGGCGCAAGAACCGCCGCATGGTAGAGGCGTGTATTTCGGACAAGTCGAAGCGATACCTGCATCCGGTGATTGATTGGACCGATGCCGACGTGTGGGAGTTCATCAAGGGCGACAACCTGGCGTACTGTTCGCTATACGACGAGGGGTTCAAGCGGCTCGGGTGCGTGCTTTGTCCGATGGCTGGGCCAGCGATGCACCTGCGCGAGGCGCATCGCTGGCCGAAGATTGCCGCCGCGTTTCGCCGCGCATTTGTTCGACTCTACGAGAAGAACCGCGAGCGCGAAGCGTACCGCAAGTGGCCTGACGGTTCCGCGATGTTCGACTGGTGGATGTCGAACACGCACGCGCCGAACATGGACCAGATGCCGCTCGACTACGACGACGATGCCGTTGGGATCTACGACGACGGCGAAGCGCCCTCGACGGCGCGATAGGTGGGTGATGAGCAAGATCCTGACGACGGAAGACGCAGACCAGACGGTGACCGACGTGTGCTGGCACCTGGAGCACGAGAGTTGGGACGACGACGCTGCCCGCGTGCGCGCGCTGCGGGAGTCCAACGAGGCGCTGCGCGACCTACTGCGGCGCGTGGTTTCCCAACAGTGCGTCAAGGTCTACGAGGACGATTCAAGCGAAGGCGAGATCGTGCCGGTGATTGACGCAATCGAGGACACGCTCCGTGCCGAGGTTGACGCGGCGTTGGAGGTGGGGAGATGAACGAGACGGACTGCTACGAGGCGATTGCAGCGCAGCACTGTGCCCCGGAGTGGGCCTGCTTTCGTGACGTGGCGAACGCGACCGGCTTTGCAGGACGGCGCCGTGCCGATGCCGTGGCGATGAACCTCTACCCGTCGCGCGGGCTGGAGATCCGGGGCTTTGAGATCAAGGTCAGCCGCAGCGATCTGCGGAAGGAACTGGCGACACCGGACAAGGCCGAAACCATCGCGTCGTTCTGCAACACTTGGTGGATCGTCACCCCGGCGGGCCTGACCGACAAGGACGACATCCCGCTCGCGTGGGGCATCATGGAGTTGGGCGACAAGGGGCTGCGGACGAAGCGCGGGGCCGTGCCTCGCGCCCCAGAAGAAGTGAAGCCGCTGTCCAAACTGTTCATCGCGGCAGTGGCCAGGGCCGCGCACAAGGAACTGGACACCATCCGCCAGAACTGGATCCAGCGCAGCAATATCGAGGAGCAGATGGAGGCGCGATACCAAGCCGGTGTCGCCGCCGCCCCGCGCGAGGCCAGGTTCCGTATCGCCGCGCTGGAAAGCAAGCTGGCCGGTGCGCGCCCGTTGCTCGCTGCGCTTGGTGTGGACGTTGATGCCGAGCGTTGGGAGGACAAACTCACCAAGGACCACGGCGAGGAAGCGGCGAAGGCGCTGTGCCTCGGGCGTGTGCTGTTGCGCGGGTACGGCGGAGTACCGCACGCGGCTGCGTTGCTCGACAACTCGATTGCCGAGCTTCAACGGGTGCGGACCGCGCTTGCGCCGATGATCCCGGCGGTGGAGGTGAAGCCGTGAAGGGCTGGACCAAGTGGGAGCAAGGCGCGGCGTTCCTGTTCTGCCACAACAAGCGGCTGGGCCTTGAAGCGGAGGCGACGTGCGCGGGAGGATGGTGGACGGTGAGCGTGTATCAGGGCGGCTGGCCTGCGCCGATGATGAACGCGGACGCCAAGTCCCGCAACCGCGACGAGGCGCTTGCCAAGGCGGTGGCGTCGCTGCCGCGACGGAGGATTGCACGATGACCACCAAGCGCGACCCGCGAGTGGACCCGAGGCCGGGGGATGTGGTGCGGCAGCGGACACCGTTCACGCTCACCAAGACAGTGCGAGCCGTTGCCGACGAGATCGTGCGGTGGACCGACCTTCACGGCGCGGAACACACCGAAACCGTGTGGGCGTGGAGGTGGGATTGCAGGGCGTGCCTGTCCGAGATCGTGAAGGTGGCCGAATGACCCCCGCCGACCTTGCCGCGATTGAGGCAACGAAGATTCAACGGTGGGACTTGGAGTTCGTCAACGACTGTTCAGAGGCGCGGAGGATGGACAAATCGGATGACGGAGACTGGGTTGACCACGACGATCACGTTGCCATCGTCGCAACCCTGAGAGCCGAGGTCCGCCGCCTCCAGGCCGACAACGAGCGGATGCGGAGGGGGCTGGCCGTAGCCGTGGAGCGAGGAAAGCAGAACACGCCATTCGGTGCGTGCGTGATTGCGGAGAACCTACTCGCAGGCCGCGAGTGGAACAGCGCCGATGGCGCGAAAGGGGAAAGCAAATGAGTTGTGACCGACTGGACATCAACGGAGTGAAGTACGTTCGGGAGGATATCACGACGAAGCCCGGAAAGCGTGCCGTCGTCGTGATCGACCGTGGCTGGATCTACGCCGGGGACGTGGAGGCGTACGAGGATCCGATTCTCGGCAAGCGCCTTCGGTTGACGCGCGCTGTCCACGTTTTCGGATGGAAGTCGTGTGGGTTTGAGGCGGTGGTCGAGAAGGGCAAGGCAAGCGGCGCGGACCTGCGTCAGTGCGCTGTCCCGGTGGAGATCCCTGCGGATGCGGAAATCTTCCGTCGTCCGGTCGGGGACGATTGGGGGCTGTGATGTTGTCGGACGTGATCCATCCGGTCGGCAACGGCTACGGCGACGGCTACGGCTACGGCTACGGCTACAGCTACGGCTACAGCTACGGCTACGGCTACGGCAACGGCAACGGCTACAGCTACGACAACGGCGACGGCTACGGCTACGGCAACGGCTACGGCAACGGCTACGGCTACGGCACTGTCAACTCGCTGCGTCGTCGCAGGCCGTGAGTGGTCGGAGGTGAAGTGATGGGCGACGGATCACACTTCGGGGGGACACGCGACCCTGAGCGCGTCCGGTGGCTTGCCGTGGCAGACCGCGAGCGGAAGGAGCGCGAGGATCGCAAGGAAGAGTTGACCGCCCTCCGTGCCCGCATCGCGGAGTTGGAGGGGGAGGTGGGGAGGCTGCGATGTGTCGAGCAGACCAGCGGTGAACTGTGTCCGGCGTGTGGTTGGCGCGGCATTCGTGGTGATGACGGCTGCGCGTTTTGCTCGTTCGACGCGGCTGGTAATCCAGTTGGAGCGGAGGTGCTGCGTCTACGTCAAGCCTGCCTCCGTGAGCAGGAGAACACGTCCAACGCCGAACTTCGCGTTGCGGAGTTGGAGGGGGAGGTGGGGAGGCTGACCAAGGAACGGGACGAGGCGCGAAAGGCCGCTGACGTGTGGAAGGTCGTCGGCGCTGGCGCGGTTGGTGCGGTTAGCGACCAGAACGACGCCAACGACGCGTTGCTGGAACGACTTGACGCCGCAATCGCCCGCGCCGAGGCAGCCGAGGCACGCGAGGCGGGGCTCTCAAATGCCGTTGCGTTCCTGTGGGCTGCATACAGATCGGCCACGGCCGACCGAGCCGTACTGACCCATAACGAGTGCAGGCTCGAAGGGCACTTGGAGTCGGTCCATGCTGCGCTGAACCGTGTTGCAGGATTCGACCCACTGGAAGCCGCCCTCGCCGCGCCAGCGCCCTCCGTGCCGTGTTCTAACTGCGAGCGACTAGACGACCACCTACGCGGATGCCGCGACGAACGCGACGCCGCCCTTGCCCGCGCCACCGCAGCCGAGGCACGCGAGGCGGGGCTGCGGGAGGCAGTGCGCAAGTACGTTGCGTGGAGCAACGGAGAAGGCGGAGACGGAGACACGCTGTTCGACGCGATGCGCGTCTCGGTCGAGTTGTTGCAGGCCATCGCCGCCGCGCCCGCGAAGGGAGACGACAAGCCGTGAACCGCAGCGCAATCCCCTACCTCACGCACGTCTGGAATCCGACCACCGGATGTTCGCCCATGTCGGCGGGCTGCGCAGGATGCTGGGCTGCCGCGTACCATCGGCGGTGGCGCAAGTCGTTCGTGCCGACCTTCCACTCGGAGAAGCTGAACGAGCCGATGCGACTTCGCAAGCCTGCCGTGATCGGCGTGTCGTTCATGGGCGACCTGTTCCACGACGACCTGGACGACATGGACCCTCGCGCCGTGCTGCTCACCGCTGCCGACTGCAAGCGCCACACGTTCGTCGTGTTGACGAAGCGCGCCGAGAAGATGCGTCGGCTCATGGTCAACCTCGACACCGTGGCAGCGGCCGAGAACGTCTGGATCGGCGTGAGCGTCGAGGACCAAGCGACCGCCGAAGAGCGGATCCCGATCCTGCTCGACACCCCGGCCGCGCATCGGTGGGTGTCGTTGGAGCCGCAGATCGGGCCGGTGGACCTGTCGCGGTGGTTGCGCGTTGGGTGGAGGTGCAGCTGGTGTGGCGGGTACTTCGGTGGCAAGTGGCAGAAGGTTTGTCCGCAGTGTGGGAAGGAAGACTACTGGACCGGAAGCCACAAGTTCAACAGCCACAACGGTTTCATCCCGTCGCAGCATGGACGCGCCATCGATCTCGTGATCCAGGGATGCGAGTCTGGCTCGCGTCGTCGCTTCTTTGCCTCGACTTGGGCTCGCTCCATGCGGGACCAATGCGCGGCGGCGGTGGTGCCGTACTACCTGAAGCAGATGCCGGATTCGTGCTGCGTTTTCCAAGGCCCTTTCAACGGACGCGGTGTCCACGAGAAGCCAGCGCTCGACGGCCGTCAGCACTTGGATCTTCCGTGGGAGGTGAAACCGTGAGCCACTTGATTGACGTGGAGCAGGCCGTGGTAAAGGAGCGCACATGAGCACGCGAGGAAGCATCGCCTACGGCTTCGAGAACGGCTGCATGGTTCACATCTTCCAGGAGATGTCGGACGATTCGCTGCGGATTGAGGTCGAGGTGGGCGGGGAGACGTTCAACGTGAAACTTGATGCAGAGGCGCTCGCGTGGCTGTCCGATGCGGTTGACGCCATCCGCGCCATCCAACCGCAGGAGCCGAGCGAGGCGGAGGGGGAGGGGGAGGGCGAGCGGCTGCGTGGCGTTGTGGTTGAGTCAGACAAGGATCTCGTAGCGAACGCCGCCCGAGGGATCGCACGCGACCACAATATGCCGCTGAAAAGCGCGGAGTGGATGATGCTAGAGGCGCTTCGTGTCGTCCGGTCCAACGACAACCGGGAGCGAGACGCCGCCCTCGCCCGCGCCGAGGCAGCGGAGCGCGAACGGGATATGTGGAAGTCCAAGGCCGAGCTTCGCGGCGTCGAGTACAACGCCGCCCTTGCCCGCGCCACCGCAGCCGAGGCACGCGAGGCGGGGCTGCGGGAGGCAGTGCGCAAGTACGTTGCGTGGAGCAACGGAGAAGGCGGAGACGGAGACACGCTGTTCGACGCGATGCGCGTCTCGGTCGAGTTGTTGCAGGCCATCGCCGCCGCGCCCGCGAAGGAGGTGAAGTGATGAGGATCTACGTCGCGTCGTCTTGGCGAAACGAACAACAGCCTACGGTGCGTGAACCTTGGCACATGAACGGCATGGACTGCAACTACAGGATCACCGTCGAGGCCGTGCCGGTGGAGTCCGACAAATGAAGCGCATCCCGCGCAGCGAAGGCGAGAACGGCGTCAACTTTGGAGGTGTCGGCTGCGAGCCCAACGGCAACTTCGTCACGGTGCAGGTTGCGCGTGCGATTGAGGACGACGCGCCGCTGCCGATGATCGAGATTGGCCGCGCGGGTGCGGGCCGTGTCGCCCTGTTCGGCGCCGTCGACGACCTGCGCTACCTCGCGCAATGCTGCCTGCGTGCCGCTGACTTCGCGGAGGGGGAGGGGGAGGGCGAGCGATGACCACCGGCCACCGCTGGTACGTCGTGGCCCCCGACTCGCGCCGCTGGTTCGTCGTGGACCGCACCACCGGCCACCGTGAGGGGCCATTCCCGCCGGCGCAGGCCACGGCCATCGTCCGGGATCGCAACCAGGGGAAGGAGCGCGCGGCCTAGCCGCCGCAAGGAGGACACCATGGGAGACAAGAACAGCCAGTACAAGACCCAGGGCCCCAACGCCAGCGCAGAGCCCAACTGAGGCCAGCCGCACCGGCAGGGAGGAGGGACGGAGGGATGGAGGCAACGATGGCCATGGACGAGCAGGAGTTGAGGATCGCCGGCGCCGGTCGCTACGTTCACCCCAAGTACGGCCACCCGGGCCCCGAGTGGACCGATCTGCCTCTCGCCTTCCGCGCCACCCGTGAGCCCTTCGTGCGCCTCGACGGCAACGGTGCCGCCTGGATCTTCGGGCAGTTCAACCTGGGCCGCTTCCTCGGCACGACCCCGTGGGGGGAGCCGACGATCACGGATCGGACGGTGCGCAACTACGTCTCCAACCTCGGTCTGCCGCAGTGGAGGAACGAAACCGGCCCCCACACGCGCGGGAACGGGATGGCGCACTACGCGGCCTGCCAGGTCATCCGGTGGGGCCTCGACGGCAACTGGCGCTTCCCCTGCGAGGCCGCGTTGAAGGCGATCCTTTCCGCGTGATTCCGTGAAAACGGTTCCGTGCGCGTCTGTACAGTCATGGACGCAAGACAGTGGACAGGTAGCCAGTCGCAGTGGGAGAAGGTCCACAACCTCGGGCGGCGTCTCGCCCTCGTCGTTGGATGTGACCCAGACGACGGCGCAGGGGAGGCCGCACTCGCAGCCTGCGAGATCCTCAAGGAACGAGCGACGACGGAGAGGCCGTTGGAGGTCAACGCGCTGCTCGGTCGCGTCCATGACCGTTTGCTGGGGGCAAACAAGTCTCGAAAAGGGCGCGGCCCCAAACGGGGCGGACCCCACAGGGGGACGCTGGACCGGAACAAGCTCCTGGTCTGGGAGGGCGAGTTGTCCGAGGTGATCGACGATGCGTAGCCGCACCGCCGAGGACGCCCCGGTCACCTCCGAGCAGGAAGTATTCGGCGGGTCGTCCTGGCCCAGCATGGTGGAGATCGCCGTCCGTTCGTCGGTCCTTCGTTGTCCCGACTGCAACCAGCGCGGCCACTGGATCGACACGCCCTCGAAGCGCAAGGAACACCTCGACCGCATCCCGACCCGCGTCGGTCGAAGGAAGAAGGAGAAGCCCGTCAAGGGTGCCCGCGACGACGACACGATGGAGGTCATCCAGCCCGCCGGGACCGACAACTCGACCGGGATGGTGGTCCACCCCATCGTCGGCCAGGAGTGGCGCTGTGATGGCCCGAGGCATCACCAGACGAGGCAGCCGAGGATCGGCAAGGTCGGGTCGCTGAAGAACTGCACCATGCGAGGTCACGGGGCGCTCGTGTCGGACACGAACGCGGTCGAGGACTCACTGGTGGCCTACTGCGATTCCCGTCGGTTGTCGTGGCCCGACGATTACCGGTGGGTGCATCCGTTCCCACCGAAGCATCCAGGCGTGCGCAAGTACGGCAACACCGCAGCGATGGGCGAGCCGGACGAAGAGTACCAATAGCCGACAAGTTGGAGGACCCATGGACCACGTCCGAAAGGTCGCCGGTCGAGTTGCGGACACGCGCGGGCTCGGCGCCGACGACTACATGGGGATCCTCTGTTGTCTTCGGTCGGCCATTCGTCTTCCTCGACTGACGCGCCGCGGGTGGATCGACGAGTTCAACCTGAGAATCGCCACAACCAACCGCCGCGACGGGACAACCATGGGCGCCCGAAGCCTCGGGCTTGGCGTCAGTCCGTACTAGACCGGAGGCCGCGATGGCGGTCGAGAAAACACGCAGCAACCTCCCGTCACTGACCCCAGACCAGCTCGACACGGCACGGGCCCTCTACCTGCGCCGCGGTGCCACGATCCAGTGGGTCGCTGCAGCGCTTGGGGTGAGTTCGGTTTCCGTGCGCGCCGCCTGCCATCGTGAGCAGTGGGACTACGAGAAGAACCTCCGCGAGGCGGCCCGCACTGCCCGCGCCAAGCCGAACGCCGAAAGGCAGACGGAGATCGAGGCCGAGCAGGACGAGTGCCACGCCGCGCTCGCGCGCCGCGAGATCGAGTTGCGCAAGGCCCTCGTCGAGAAGGCAGCCGCGGCCGTGGGGGACATGACGCCACGGGAGGCCATGCGGGCGCTCCGGGCCGTCTCAGGGTCGAAGGATTTGCAGTTCGTCGAGCGGTTGGCCCGTGACCGCAAGACGGACAAGACCGAGACGACCACCAGCGAGGTCGCCCAGGCACTTCATGATGTCGCAGCCGCCCTTGATCGCGCGGAAGGCGTTGACCCTGCCGATGCTGAAGGCGTTGGCGATGACGCCCCAGGGCCTGGGGTGGACAGCCCACGAGGACCAGAGGCGGGCAGCAGCTAACGCGGCACGCTACGCGGTCATCAGTTGCGGCCGGCGCTGGGGCAAGTCGTCCCTGGCCGCGATGGTGTCATGCGGTGCGGCTACGTACCGGGGCCAGTACATCCGCTGCGTGGCCCCGACCTACGACCTGTCAGGGATCACGTTCGAGACGGCCCTGGTTGCCCTCCAGCGGCGCGGATGGGTGCGGGAGCACTCCAGGTCCGAGCACAGGCTGGTGACGGTCACAGGCGGCATCCTGGAGGCCCGCAGCGCTGACAACCCAGAGTCCCTCCTTGGTCGTGGACCGCACGGCGTCATCATGGACGAAGCGGCCGCGATGCCGGAGCGGATCTGGTATCAGTACGTGCTGCCCGGGCTGGCCGACCACCTCGGGTGGGCGATCCTGATCGGCACCCCGCGGGGCCGGTCCAACTGGTTCTACGACTGCGCCATGCGTGCCCAGGAGGGCGACCCGGAGTGGTCGCACCACACGGGGCCAGCTTCGGCGAATCGCGTCGTCTACCGGGGCGGCGCAGAGGACGTCAACCTGCTGCGCGAGCGCGAGCGGTTCGCGCGCGCCAAGATGCTGCCCCTGTTCGAGCAGGAGTTCATGGGGTCGTTCGCCCACCTGCAGGGGCGGGTGTTCGAAGCCTGGGACCCGAAGCGCCACGTCTGCCACGACCCGTCCAGGCTGACCGCGGGGATCTCCGAGACGTACGTCCTGGTGGACTGGGGCCACCGGAACCCGTGCGCGATCCTGGTCCTTGGGCGGACGTTCGACGACGACTGGCGGATCCTCGACGAGTGGTACGAGCAGGGCAAGACGCTGCCGGAGATCGTGGCCGCGGCGAAGGCGCTGTGGGTCCGCTACCACTGCACCAGCGGCTGGGGTGACCCGGCCGAGCCCGGCTATCTGGAGGAATGCCGCCGCAATGGCGTCATCCTGCAGGCCGGGATCAACGACATTTTCCCTGGAAACATGGAGGTCGCCGACGCCCTCGGGCGTGACGGTGGCCTGCTGGTCGCGCCGAAGTGTGTCAACACCCAACGCGAGTTCGAGGACTATGTCTACCCGACCGGGACGCGGACCACGTCCGGCGAGAAGCCGGTGGACGCGCACAACCACGCGATGTCCGCACTGCGGTACGGGATCTACTCCTGGTCGAAGTCGTCGAGCCAGATCGTGACACCGACCCGCGTGGAGTACGAGGCCAACCTGCGGCCCCGCAAGGTCCCGCGGCACCTCATCCACCAGCATTGACGCCAGCCAGCGAGGCAGCATGGACCGCACGACTTTCGAGCAGAGGCCCACGACGGCCGAGGCGGCGCACCGCTACTTCGCGGTCGCGCAGGACGCCTGGGACGGTGTCGGCGGCTTCGCGGCCCCGCTCGACTCGCTGGACGCAGAGCAGACCGAAAACGGCGTCGCCTACAAGGACCTCCCCGAAGGCTGCCGGTCGTACATCCTGCAGCACCCCCAGGAAGCCTACACCAAGTGGCAGTGGCGGGTGCGCAACGCGACCTACGTCAACCTCCTGCGGGTGCTCGGCGACACCCTGATCGGGATGCTGTTCGCCGACGGTCCGAGCCGTGACAAGGTGCCGCCGCAGATTGGCGCCTGGCTGGAGGACGTGGACGGCACGGGCCGAAGCATCAACGACGTGCTGCGCGAGGCAGCCCGGGATCTGTTCCTGAACGGCACGACCGCGTGGCGCCCCGACCGCCCGTCCGAGCAGTACGAGTCGCTCGAGGACGCCATCGCTGCCGGCGTGCGCACCACGCTGTACCGCGAGGACCCGCAGACGATCTACGACTGGCGCTGGACGCGCCCGCGGGTGCTCGAGTCGCTGAAGCTGGTGGATTCGGTCGCTTCCGGGAGCATCGTCGAGGTGCAGTCCACGGAGCAGCGGTGCCGGGTCTACGCCGCCGACGGCACGGCCGCCGAGTGGCGCATGACCTCGAGCGGCACCCCGACCGAGGGGCCCGTGGTGAAGCTGCCGCGGGAGGTAGGGATCCCCGTCGTTGTCCACACGCTCCAGGATCCGATTGATGGGTCGCTGTTCGGCACGACCATTGCCCGCCAGATCGTCGAGGAGTCGCTCGGCATCTACCGCGAGCTTTCGCTGCTCCAGGAACACGTCCACGCGCAGGCGTTCGCCGTGCTGACGCGGCCGGTGGCGCCCGGGACGCAGCCGCCGCCGCTCAAGATCGGCACGGACAACTGCCTCAACTACGACAAGGACGGGCCGCAGCCGGCGTACATCAGCCCCGGAACGGACGTCTCGGCGGTGATCTCGCTCGGCGTCGAGGCACGGGTGCGGCGCATCTACCGGCTGGCCCGCATGGAGCACGCGCTGGGCGGTTCGAGCCCCGAGAGCGGTGTTGCTCGCCAGCATGAGTTCCAGTCCGCCAACCGCTTCCTGTGCTTCCTGGCCGACTCGCTGGCGCTGTTCGAGCGTCGGCTGGTGGCCAAGGTGGGGGCCTGGATCGGCGTTGACACCAGCACCTACAAGGTCTCCTGGCCGCGCGAGTACGACATCAAGGACCTCGAGCGCCAACTCCTGGTTGCTACCGACGCCATCCTGTTGCCGATCGGGAACATCGCCAAGGTGCGGCTCTTGACCGGGCTGCGGGACACGATGATCGACCTGGACGACCGGGAGCGGAAGGCGAGCAACAAGGAGA